ATGTCCGATCCAGCAACCCTCCGCGCCCGCCGCGATGCGCTCTCGGCGCAGCGGTCCTCGGGCGTGGCGCGGGTGAGCTATGACGGCAAGACCGTGGAGTATCGCAGCGTGGACGAGATCGACCGCGCCCTCGAGGCGCTGGACCGTGAGATCGCCGCGGCTGAGGGCCGGCGGATCGTCCGGCAGCTGCGCGTGACGACGACGAAGGGGCTTTGAACCCATGGGTCTGTTCGACCGGTTTCGCCGCCAGCCCGCCGGCGGCGCCGTCGGCGTGCGCGCGCGCCTCGAGGGCGCGATGTCCCGGCGCCGGCTGCGGGGCTGGAACCCGCCGCTGGAGAATGTCAACGCGCTGGTCGCCTCCGGCGGGCCGAAGCTGCTGGCGCGGGCGCGCGAGCTGGTGGTGACGAATGGGTACGCGGCCAATGCCTGCGAGGCCTTCGCCGCCAACCTCGTGGGCGACGGGATCAAACCCTCGTCGCTGATCGACGACGCGGACCTGCGCGACCAAGTCCAACGGCTCTGGCTCGCCTGGACCGACGAGGCCGATGCGGACGGGCTGACCGACTTCTACGGCCTGCAGGCCATGGTTGCCCGCGAGATGTTCGTCGCCGGCGAGTGCTTCGTGCGGCTCCGACCCCGTCGCGCAGAGGATGGGCTGCTGGTGCCGCTGCAACTGCAGCTTCTGCAGTCCGAGATGCTGCCCTTCGAGAAGACCGAGACGGCGGCGGGCGGCAACCGCATCCGCTGCGGGATCGAGTTCGACGCGATCGGCCGGCGCGTGGCCTACCACTTCCGCCGCACCCATCCCGGCGACAGCACGGATCGGCGCGTGGCGGTGCCCGAGACGGTGCGCGTGCCGGCCGGGGACGTGCTGCACATCTACCGCCCCCTCGACGCCGGGCAGATCCGGGGCCTGCCGCATGTGGCGCCCGCCATGGTGCGGCTGTTCCTGCTCGATCAGTACGACGACGCCGAGCTCGACCGGAAGAAGACCGCGGCGATGTTCGCGGGCTTCATCACCAAGACGGCGCCGGAAGAGCCCATAATGGGCACGGAGGAGCTAGACCCCGACGGCGCAGCCATCGCCAGCCTCGAGCCGGGCACGCTGCAGGTGCTGCTGCCCGGGGAGGACGTGAAGTTCTCGTCTCCTGCCGATGTCGGCAGCAGCTACGAGGCGTTCCAATACCGGACGCTGCTGGGCGTCTCGGCCTCGCTGGGGCTGCCCTATCACCTGGTGACCGGGGACGTGCGCCAAGCCAACTATTCGAGCCTGCGGGCCGAACTCGTCGAGTTCCGTCGGCGGGTGCAGCAGCTCCAGCACGGTGTGATCGCGCACCAGCTCTGCCGCCCGGTCTGGGCGCGCTGGCTGGAGACAGCGCGTCTGGCGGGCTGGCTGGAGCTGCCCGACCCGGCGGCCGCGCGCATCGTGCAGTGGATCCCGCCCCGCTGGGACTGGGTCGATCCCTTGAAGGACATCCAGGCGCAGGTGCTGGCCATGGAAGCGGGCATCACCTCGCGGCGCAAGGTCGTCGAGGCGACCGGCTACGACGTCGAGGAGGTTTACCGCGAGAACGCGACGGACACGGCGCGCGCCGAGGCGCTCGGCCTGCGTTACCGCACCAGCCCGGGCGAAACACAGGGCGCGCGGGCGACACCGGCGACGCGGCCCGATCCGGGCGACGGGGCGGTTGGCGACAGCCACGACGATGCGGCGGCAGCGGGCCGCGCCACCCAAGAGGAGTGACATCTTGAAGAGCTGGTACACGATCCGCGCCCGCGATGGCGGGGCGGAGGTGCTGATCTATGACGAGATCGGGGCCTTTGGCGTCTCGGCGAAGGGCTTCCTGGCTGAACTCGGCGCGCTCGCCGATGACGCGGCCATCGACCTGCGCCTCAACAGCCCCGGTGGGTCGGTATTCGATGCCGTCGCCATCCACAACGCGCTGAGCCGTCATGCCGGCAGGGTGACCGTCTGGATCGACGGTATCGCCGCCTCGGCCGCGAGCTACGTCGCCATGGCCGGCGACGAGATCGTCATGCCCGAGAACGCGTTTCTGATGATCCACGATCCGTCAGGCATCGTGATGGGCACGGCTTCGGACATGCGCGACATGGCCGGGACGCTGGACAAGATCGGGGCCAGCATGCTGCGCGGCTACGCGACCCGATCCGGCAAGCCCGAGGCGGAGATCGCCGCGTTCCTCGCGGCCGAGACATGGTTCGACGCGGCCGAGGCGCTGGAGGCCGGCCTCGCCACGCAGCTGGCAGAGCCCGTGCGCATCGCCGCCAGCTTCGACATCGCGCGCTTCCGGAACGCGCCGCCCGAACTTTTGGAGGGTGAGGCGGAACCGTCGCCCCAGTGGGGCGGCGTAAGTCCGCCGAACGAGCCGGTCGAGACCGCCGATCCGGAGAGCGCGGAGACAGGGCCGGACATCGTTGAAGACGCCAACGATGTCGCTGCGTCGCCCGATGCCGCACCGCAGCCCGAGGCGCAAGATCCGGGCGGCACGGCGGCAGATGCCAGCGCAGGCACGGACCCCACGGCCATCCGCGCCGAGGCCATCGCCCATGCCCGGGCCGTCGTCGATCTTTGCCGCCTCGCGGGCCAGCCGCAGATGGCCGGGCGCTTCCTCGAGGAGGACGCCAGCCTCGACGCGGTCCGCGCCGCGCTGCTGGAAGCCCGCGCCGAGGCCCAGCCCGAGATCACACCCCACCACCCGCAACCCGGGCGCAGCGCCACGACCCGCCCCTGGGGCGACGTGATCGCCCGCACCTTCAAGCTGAAAGGCTGAGTTCATGACAACGTTCACCGAGAGCACGCATCCCGGCGGCTTCCTCGTCTGGGAAGCCCACCGCGACTACACCCGCGAGACGATCACCGTCGCGAGCGGCACACTCAACCCCGGTACCGTGCTGGGCAAGATCACCGCCTCGGGCAAATACGCCGCGCACGATCCCAATGCCACCGACGGGACGGAAACCGCGGTCGCCGTGCTCTGGGGCAAGACGGATGCGAGCGGCGGCGATGCGCCGGCTGTCGCGGTGGTCCGCGGCCCCGCAATCGTCAACCGACACGACCTCGTCTTCACCGGCACGCCCAGCGATCCCGAAATCGCCGCCGCCCACACGGCGCTCCTCGACGCGGGCATCCTCGTCCGCTGATCGCGCATCCCCACAATATCCCTGACCCGGAGGCATCAACATGGCCACCATGGACATCTTCGAAGGCGATGCCTTCACCATCGTCGAGCTCACCCGCGCGCTCGAGAACATTCCCTACAAGCCCGCGATCCTGTCGGGCGCGGACCTCTTCGGCGCCCGCGGCGTGCGCGCGCGCACGGTGATGATCGAGAGCCGCGACGGCACCCTGTCGCTGATCCCCTTCTCGGAACGCGGCTCGGCCTACGAGTCCCAGATCCCCGAACGCCGCGAGATGCGTGCCTTCGTCTGCCGGCAGTTCAAGAAGCAGGACGTGCTCTGGGCCTCGGAAATCCAGTCCATCCGCGACTTCGGGTCCGAGACCGCCGTCCAGCAGGTCCAGGCGGAGGTCGCGCGCAAGCTGGGGCGCCTGCGCAACGACGCCGAGGCCACCTTCGAGTTCCACCTTTTCAACGGCATCCAGGGTGTGGTGAAGGACCCGAAGGACGGCGCGACCGTCATCGACTACCATGCGGAGTTCGGCATCACCCCGGCGACGGAGGTGGACTTCGATCTGGACAACACGAGCCCCGCCTCGGGCGCGCTGCGCAAGCGCTGTCAGGCGCTGATCGAGAGCGTCGAGGACAGCCTTGGCGGGCTGGCGGCCGGCCAGGTGCAGCTGCGCGCCGAATGCGGCTCGGCCTTCTTCGCCGATCTCGTGGCCCACAAGGAGGTGCGCGAGACCTACCTGAATACCGCCGCCGCGGCCGATCTGCGCGGGCGCGTGGGCGAGGAGGTCAGCTTCGGCGGCATCACCTTCCGCCGCTACCGGGGCGGGCTTGGCTTCGGCGTGCCCACCGACAAGGCCTATTTCTACCCCGAGGGGGTCGAGGGGCTGTTCGAAATCTACTACGCCCCCGCCGACACCTTCGAGACGGTCAACACCGTCGGCCTGCCGCTCTACGCCCGCATGATCCCGGACCGCGACCGCGACGAATGGGTGCGCCTCGAGATCGAAAGCAACCCGCTGCCGATCTGCACCCGCCCGCAGGTGCTGCGCTCGGCACGGCGGACCTGATGACGGCCGTCGCCATGGCGCTCGACGCGCTCTTCGCCGACGACAACATCGCCCGCGAAGCCGTCTACACGCCCGAAGGTGGCGCTCCCGTCCTCGTCCGGGCGGTGACCCGCCGCTCGGACGAGACCAGCGGCTTCGGCGATGCCCGCATCTGGTCGGAGACCACCCGGCTGGACCTTCGCGTGGCTGAAGTGGCGCAGCCCCGCCCCGGCGACCGCATCGAGATCGACGGCGAGGCCTTCCTCATCCAGGGCGAGCCCGTCCGCGACCGCGAACGGCTCGTCTGGACCGTGGAGTTACGGCCGACATGAAGCTGAAGCTCGACGTCACGCCGGACATCGCCGCGCTCATGGCTGCGGAGATCAAGGCGGGCGAGCGCGCGGTGACCACTGCGATGCGCGAGGCCAGCGGGCAGCTCAAGACCGACTGGCGCCGCCAGATCAAGGGCGCGGGTCTGGGCCAGCGGCTCGCGAGAAGCATCCGCGCGGAGACATGGCCCAAAGGCACCACCAGCATCGGCGCGGCGTCGCTGGTCTGGTCGAAGGCGCCCGCCATTGTCGGCGCTCACGACACCGGCCCGCTGATCCGCTCGAAGTCCGGCTTCTGGCTCGCGATCCCGACCGAGGCCGCCGGCCGCGGCCTGCGCGGCGGCAAGATCACCCCCGGCGAATGGGAGCGCCGCCGCGGGCTGCGCCTGCGGTTCGTCTATCGACGCCGCGGCCCCAGCCTGCTCGTCGCCGACCGCGCCCGGATCAACACCCGCGGCCAGGCCGTGGCCTCGCGCGCGAAGACCGGGCGCAACCAGGTCACCGCGCCGATCTTCCTGCTGGTCCCGCAGGTCAAGCTGCCCAAGCGGCTGGACCTGGACCGGGACGCCGAGCGGGCGCACGACAGCGTGCCGGGACTGATCGTGGCGAACTGGTTGGAGGGGCGGCTGTAGTGCGGACCCTTTCGAGCTCCTCGATCGCGGTCTGTGGGTCGAAGGCTGAAATGGCCAGCGGTGATCTACCCGGCAGCGTTGAGCGCCCATCCGATCACGAGGACCTGTGGCACCGTGAGGAGTGGCAGCAGAAGCGCCGCCTTCAGCCGCCCCGTGACTTCGCGAAGGACCAGGATCTCGGTGTAGTCTGTGGCGGCTCCCGCCATCAGGAAGGTGAATGCGTTGCCTGGCGCCGCGGCGCGGGTCATCAGGTCGGCCGCAAGCGGCACCGAGCCCTCCGAGCAGACCTCGATGATCGTGGCCGCGACGAGCGTGGTAAAGAGGCCGAGAAGCGTCGCGCCAAACCACGTCTCGAAGATCTCGGTCGGCACGGTGGCCTGGATCAGCGCGGCGAGCACCACGCCGAAGAAGAGCCAGCGCAGGACCATCCGGCTCGCCGGGAAGGCGCGCGTCGCGATGTCCTTAGCGAAAGCCGCATCGAAGCGCGTGGTCCGAAGCCCTGCCTTCGCCTCGCGCCAGACGTGGAAATCGGCTGGCAGGTCCACGCGGTTCGGGTTCGGCTTGACGCGGCCCGCGCGCTCCAGTGCCTCGACAGCGAGGCCAGTGAGAAGCGCGATCACGAGTGAAGCTACGAGGAACACCGCCATCCATTCCCAGCCCATCAACACGCCGATGATGATCGTCAGCGACAGCGAGTTCCAAGGGCTTGCGATCAGGAAGGCGAAGACCTGCCCGAGGCTCGCGCCCCGCTCGTAGAGCTTGGCGCCGACCATCAGCACCCCGTGGTTGCAGAGGTCGAGCAGCACGCCCGCCAGCACGGCGCGCACGAGGCTCTTCGCCCCCTGATCGCGGCCGATGATCCCGATCACGAAGGCGCGCGGCACGCGGTCGATGAGGCCGACGGCGACCATGCCGACGAGGATGCCCCACCACATGAGGTTCATCATCTCCTGCACGCCGTGGGTGAAGACGCCGAGGCCGAGGGGCGCGTCATGCGGCAGGACGAAACCGGCGATATAGGCGACCGCGATCACCGCGCCGGACCCCCAGAGCAGCCAGTCGATGCGACGCCACGCCGGCGCATCCGCCGCAACCGGAGCGCAGCAGGACGCCGCTTGCGTCTCACCGCTTCCACCGCAACACGAAGCCGCCTTCGCGGACGCAAGCCGCGGTGGCGGGTCGCTCGGCAAAACGAGGTCGCGGGTCGTGGTGTCCTGGCAAGCTTGGTCGGTCATGCAGTCGGTCTCCTGGCCGACTCGGTAGATACATCCTCCAGCCGCTGTAGGTTCAAGCGTTTTCTCGTGACTTTCCCCGCGCTTCTTGAGGTTGCAGTCCTGAGCGATCTTGCGTGTGGCACGCCCCAAACCTACAGTTCATGTAGGAAAGGAGGCGGTCCATGCTCATGATCGGCGCTCTGGCGAAACGGACCGGCACGAAGGTCCAGACGATACGCTATTACGAGGACATCGGTCTGATGCCCGCGCCCGAGCGGACGGAAGGCGGCCAGCGGCGCTATGGCGCGGCTGCGCTCGACCGGCTGGCCTTCATTCGCCATGCGCGCGACCTCGGCTTCGGGCTCGACGCAATCCGGGAGCTGCTCGACCTCTCTGACCGTCCCGACCGCCCGTGCTCGGACGTCGACGAAATTGCCCGGCGCCATCTCGCGGATGTCGAGCGCCGCATTGCCCGTCTCGAGACCTTGCGGCTGGAGCTTGGCCGGATGCTTGCGGAATGCGGCGCGGGACGGGTTTCCGACTGCCGTGTGCTCGAAGTGCTTCGTGACCATGCGGAGTGCCTGACCGACCACTCGGTCTGATGCGGAGCCTTCGGGCACTCTGCCTGTAGCGGGCGGAGCCCGGGCAGGCCCCGTGCTTCGCCCGAAAATTCGAGTGAGCCATGCCCACCTCACGCGAGACCATCCTCGCCGCGCTGCACGCGCGGCTTTCGGCGTTGCCTGCCACCGCCTTGCGCGGCGAGGTGCTGCCCGAGCGCGTCCCGACCGAGGGGCTGCTGATCCTGCGGGACGGCGAGCCGGGGCAGCCGGAGGTGACGCTCTCACCACTCGCCTACCACTACCAGCACCGGGCCGAGATCGAGGCCGTTATCCAGGGCGCCGACCGTGACATCGCCTTCGACACTCTCACCGCCAGCATCGGCGCGGCGCTCGCCACCGATCGCACGTTGGGCGGCCTCTGCGACTGGGTCGAGGCGGAGGCGCCGCGGCCGGTCGATTTGGCCGTAGAGGGCGCGGCGAGCCTGAAGGCGGCGACCATCGCGGTGGTGCTCCACTACACGACGGACGATCCGTTGAGCTGAGCCGAGACCTCACCCGGACGACCTCCGGCACGCGATCACTGACCCACCGGCCCGCGGACCTGCTCCGCGGGCCGCTTCTTTTTGCGACAGGAGAGCATCATGGCACGATCCCTTGGGGCGCGGGCGCGGCTGGCGCTCGGCTTCGAGACCACCTACGGCACGCCGCCCGCCAGCGGCTTCATTCGCATGCCGTTCGCGCCGGGGCTGACCGTCGCCGCCGAACAGCCGCTGCTGGACTCCGAGCTGCTGGGCTACGGCCGCGATCCGCTGGCGCCGGTCAAGGACGCGATCACCGCCGACGGCGACGTCGTGGTCCCGATCGACGCGGAGGCCTGGGGTCACTGGCTCAAGGCCGCCTTCGGCGCGCCCGCGACCAGCGGCACCGGGCCCTACACCCACGAGTTCCAGTCGGGCGCCTGGGACCTGCCGAGCTTCGCGCTGGAGAAGGGGCTGCCGGAGGTGCCGCATTACGCGATGTATCCCGGCTGCCGGGTCAACCAGCTGCAATGGTCGATGGAGCGCTCGGGCCTCGTGACCGCGACCGTGGGCGTGATCGCGCAAGGCGAGGACAAGAGCGCCACGAGCCAGGCCGGCACCCTGACCGAGCCCGCGCTCAAGCGCTTCGGCAGCTTCAACGGGAGCGTCCAGCGCAACGGCACGGCGCTCGGCAACCTGGTTTCGGCCGAGATCACCTATTCCAACAACCTCGACCGGGTGGAGACGATCCGCGCCGACGGCAAGATCGCCGGCGTGGAGCCCGGCATCGCCGCGCTCACGGGCAACGTGGTGGTCCGCTTCGCCGACGAGACGCTGCTGCAACAGGCCATCGACGGCGATCCGTGCGAGCTTGTCTTCGGCTACGCGCTGCCCTCGGGCGAGAGCTTCACGCTGACCGCGCACGCCGTCTACCTGCCGCGCCCGCGGATCGGGATCGACGGGCCGCAGGGCATCCAGGCGACCTTCGACTGGCATGCAGCGCGCGACCCCGGCACCGGCCGCATGGCCACCGCAACCCTCATCAACGACGTGGAGACCTATGCATGATCACCCTCGATTTCTCCCGCACCCCGCGCTGGCTCGATATCGGCCACGGCGTCTTGGTGCAGGTGGTCCCGCTGACCACCCAGCTGATGGTCGATGCGCGCGCCGACCCAGCGGTCTCGGGTCTGCCAAAGGACGCCTGTCAGCGGGCGACACTGTAA